GTGGCAGTATACGTAGCAGCAGCACCGCTAGCAACTATTGGTCCGGTAACTGTGCCGCCTGCCGTGCGACTTAAGAATAAATCTGCATAGGCTTTAGTAGCTGCATGTAACGGATCTGTTGGGGCTGCATACAGGGTAAGCATACCCAACATCGCATCGCCGTCTTTAGACAAGAACCCTTCAGCACCAGTAGCAAAGCTACTCCAGTTTGTATTTGTACCACCAGCTGGGTTACTTCCGCCGATAGTATCGACGTTTGCAATGAAACTAGAAGCTCCTGCTTTTACAACGTCATCTTTGTAGTATTGAGTAGTACTAACCCAAGTGCCCATCCAACGAATACCTGAGTTAAACTTTTGCCATTTATTAGCAGCTAAATCAGTAGCAAATACTGTAGAAGCGTGTGGTAAAATAGAAATGTAAGTGTTGCCACCATAAGTAACAACTTCATCCGTAGCGTACTGTGTTGTAGTAGCCCATACACCACTAACTTTAAAACCTGCAACAATTTTGTCCCATGTTGCTGTAACAGTTGGATTTACTGCTAAATTATCTGATTTTGCACGATACAATGAACCACCGTAACCTACGATTTCATTAATTTTATAAGATGTTCCGCTAGACCAGACCCCTTGATAAGAGAATCCCGAGTTATATACTTGCCATTTTGTAGCGTCTGTTGGTAAATTACCAGTAGTTACACCAAGAGAAATATAAACATTTCCACCGTAATTAACAATATCGCCTTGAAAATACGCAGTAGCATTAACATAGTTACCTTTGTAACTATTACCAGCTGTTAATAATTCCCAGTTTAAGGCAACTGTTGGAAGAATAGTAGATTGTGTTAATTTGCTACGATAAACGTTATTACCGTACACAACAATATCGTTAACATAATATTCTGTTACAGCACTAAAATTACCCGTGAACTTAATACCACCAACATATAGTTCCCAGTAACTAGTATTACTTGGAGCATTGTTAGTAGTCTCTACCTTAGCGCGATAGATATTTGCACCATAAGCAACTAAATCGTTTGGCTTATATGCTGTAGCATCATTGTAGATACCGTTAGGGCTAACGCCTTCAACAAATTTATCCCAATATGTAGTATTTGTTGGTAAGTTATTAGTTCCGTCTTGTTTTGCAACAAAAATTGAACCACCATACTTAACAACGTCATTTTTTTGATAAGAAACTGTACTAGAGTAAGTTCCTTCGTATTGAATACCGTCTAAAAAACGCGACCAGTAAGTTGTGTTAGGAGGAGTAATATTTACGGCATCTTTGATACAAACATAAACAACACCACCGTGTGCAATACCGTCACCTACTTTATAGGTGCCGCTTGTACTAAAAACGCCCATAAAGTTAAAACCAGACACCATTAGAGCCCAATAAGCCGTGTCGGTTGGTAATACACCCGCTGATTTTAGCGCGTATGTGTATACGTATACATTACCACCGTACTTAACGATATCATTAGATTCGTATGTAGTGGCATTGCTCCACTGTCCAGCAAAGTGGAAGCGTAATTTTCCTAGATCAATTAGTTGACTCATATTATATTAGCCTCATAAGTAAGTGTCCTTTATTACCCCACTCAAACTGAATAGTATCTTTTGACCAAACCCATTGTTTGTATTCATACTTATCAATTACGCCTTCTTCAGGCAGTGAGACTGGAGTGTCCCCGTCTAAAACTTCTACATTCAAATTGCCTGTGTCGGGGTCTAGACGAAACCCATAAAACACCTTGTCGGCTAAATCTGTGCCCTCATAAAAACCACTCATTATGAGACTCCTTGTAGTATTGAAAATACAACATCTAGGCTACTATCTACTTTTGATGAAACAATTAGTTTATCGCTAGTTGCAAGTACCAGTTTGTTGCCTTTCATGAGCTCAAAAGGCTCACCGCTCTCTATTCGTTTGTCCTTGTGGATGTAAGTATCTACCCCACCTCTTCGTAATTTAATTGTGATTGGAACTGTTGTAGATAACAGGTTAGTTATCGAACATCCAATTACAATTGATTTATCTACTGCACTAAAAGCTTCTACTTCAGTAGTACCTACGGCACGTGATATTCCATTTACAAATACTGTTGCCATATATTACCCCAATGCAATTGCCATAATAATGGCTTTTTCTGTTGCTATTTGTTCGGTTAGTGCCGTACTGCCACCGCCACCGCCACTGGATAGTGACGAAATGTTGCCCTGATTATTTTTATAATACAAAATGCCGTCTGCAGTATTTATCGCTAACTCGCCGTCTTCTAAATCAGCTTGAGTAGGAATTTTTCCAGTTACAGAACTTCTTTTAAGTTGAATTTTAAGTACTGGATCAACAGTTAGTACAATCCGTGTACCACCGCCTATAATTGCAATACCTTCAGGATAGCTAGTACCTGGATTAGTTACTGTTATAACACTATTACTAATACTGATTCTGCCATCACCATTTCCGCCAACTACAACTATATTTGTTTGTCCATTAAAAGCTACAAGAGAGTCATAGCCATAGGCTGAAGTAATAGGTCCACTAAGTATTGCCATAACTACTCCTTTTAATAACTTCCGCCATCAACCTGTACAATTTCAACTAAACCGTCAGTAACTGTAAATTGAGTAGCAAGAAACTTAGACAAACCTTTAATTAAGGTAGTAGCAGTTGGAATAACTGTTTGTGAAACTGCAGTTACTAGACCTTTAGCATTAACTGTTAGTGTAGGTACTGTTACAGCGTCGCCGTAAGTGCCAACATTTGAATTAACAGTTGCTAGGGTAAGAGCTGCTGAAACTGCTGCACTTCCATCTACGCTTGTTAATGTAGCAGTTGCATCGCCTGTTAATGATAAATTGCGTGCTGTTTTCCATTTGGTAGCTGTTGCTGCATTACCAACTAATTCAGCATAAACATTTGTAACGTTCAAATCTTTATTCATATTCCAGCGATCATCGCCACTTGAATATGTTATTGCTGCTGCAACTGTTGGGCCTTTGACTGTTAAACCACCGCCATCTGCTTGTGCAGCAGTAGTAGCGTCTTTGGCTAATTCAATATTTTTGTCACCAATTGCAACAGTAGTCGAATTAACTGTGGTAACAGTACCCAAGACTGTTAAGTTACCAGTGATTTCTGCATTACCTGCAATAGAAATATTTGCAGCAGTAATGTCATTTGAGTTTAGTGTACCTGATACAGTTACATCGTTGAAAGTAACATTTGATGTAGGTGATACAGCTTGTGGTAAACTAATTGTAATTGTATTATTTGTAACAGCAGTTGTAATTCCTGTACCGCCAGTAACTGTTAAGGTATCGGTTAACAAACTAACTGTATCTGTGCCAGTGTTACCTGCAATCAATAAGTTAGTTGCAACAGCTACAGTACCTGCAGCACTCAATCTACCTTTTGTGTCAACAGTAAAAGTAGGAATTGCTGTAGCACTACCATAACTACCTGCAGTAACCCCAGTATTTGCTAGTGTTAGTGCTGCTGAAACATTTGCTGAACCATCAATTGCTGATAGTGTAGCAGTTGCGTCACCTGTTAAACTTAAGTTGCGAGCATTTAACCATTTGGTAGCTGTATCGGCATTACCAATTAAATCTGCTGTAACACGGCGTGCAGTAAAATCACCATTTGAATCGCGTTTTACTAATGTGCCTACTGTGTTGATATTAGTAGCTGCGTCAACCATGTCGGTATAGCGCTTACCACCAATAATAATGTGATTTACTGCATTTCCTGCAGTTTCGAGTCCAAGACCAATGTAAAGGCGATCACCACCATTCGATCCATTATCCGTTAAGCCTGAATAGGCTAACTCGCCTGCGCCTAGTACCCCAGGATTGCCTGACGTTTCACTGCGCTTAATTCTTAAAATAGAAGCCATAGCTTAATCCTTTAAAATTGACCAGCTTCAAAAATTTGCTTATCTAGCAAATTAGTAGCTTTCCACATATTTGTTGCTGTGTTATACACCAACACTCCACCGTCTTTTAATTGACTAACGTCAACGTCTGCGGAGTTTGTCAATGAATTTACTGCAGGGGGAGGCATCATGCCGCTAGTAATAATTCTAGCAGGCTTATCATCTGTTACTACGATATTTACTACTTGTTCTTGAATAACATTAGTATCACCACTTTGAGTTACAACTACTTCAATTGTCATCGTGTAACCTCCTGAACTAATGTAAGATTTCCAGTAATAAACGGGATAACATTATTTCCATTATATAACTCTAAACTATATACCGCTGTTGAAAACGTAAAGTTTTGAGTAACATTTGCTAATAGTGTAATTTGAATAGTCTTAGTAGTATTGTCTAAACTAATTTGAGAATTTTGTGTTGTGGCTTCATGAATAACTGTAGGACTATCTACTGTTTCACGAATTTGCATACGTGCAGCAAATCCAGACAACGATACTGGCTGATTAAATTCTACTACTCCACCACTAGTGTAAGTATTATAGTTTAAACTATTTACTTGATTTATTTCTATACTTGTAGCGGTAGGTATCAGCGTAGATAGGTGATAATCTTCGGTTGCTGAATTAATTTCTTTCATACCGCCTGCACCTACAACACGAAATCTCCAACCTACTGGCAGATTGTGTGGGGTGGTAGTAGTTACTACACAAGGAGCTGACTTTGCAATAGCCTGAATAGGCACATATACTTTGGTTTCTGATTCCCAGCGAAATGTTTCTTGAAAGGTGCTGCCTTGATAGATTTTATAATTAATTTTTGCTGGTTGCATTATATTATACCACCTTTTATTATAACTGTTATAATAACTTATTCTAAATAGGCAAAATCCTTTTAGACCATAGTTAATTCCTTGAACGAAAAAATCCTGAACTTTTTCTCACATTTTGATATATTATACCATAAGGGCTGGGTCTTGTCAATGCAAAAAAATACCCTGCCCATAAGTTTGGACAGGGTATTAAATTTTAGGATTATATAGTATTTTGTATAATTAACTTATTACATACTCTACAAATGCTGAATCAGTTCCACTATTTATACTATAGTCTGTTGTATATCTGCACTTGACAGTATGGTATCCTGCTGAAATTGGGCCGCTGATGGCCCCGCTTTCATATGTACCACTTCCACGTGCATATAATACTCCATCAAAATACATTTCACCAAAGTCATAATTTAATTCACTGCTTACGTGTAGGTATCCAGTAATTGTAGCTGCTTGATTTAAGTAAAACGTTCTAGATACATAAACATCTATACCTGTTCTGCCCATACCTCTACAACGTAATCCGTCATAACTAGTACCGGGTAGTCCATATGCTTCTATATATGGATCTTCATAGCTAAGACTATAGTTACTAGTTTGTGGGCCGCTAGGTGCTACATAACCACACCCAGGTGCATTAGCTTGTGCTAATTGATTGTAAGTACCTCCACTACCATTTGCATAGATAGTATACAAATCATATGTACCTACCTGACAGAATTGTCCTTGGTATGTGCCCGCTGCTGGGTATGCTGCAGTAACTGTCCAGCTTGCTTGTCTAAAGTGTCCAGTATTTGCAAAATATACATAAACTGTATAAGAACCAGCTGCAAAACCTGTGGCTGCTGCACCATCTGCACTGCTAGTATAACCATTACCATCTAAGGTTAATTGATTATCATAATTTTGATTATTTATACTATAATAGTAAATATCATTTGGTCTGCCATTAGTAATTCTAAATGTTACGCCATTAGGATATTGAACTGAACTGGGGGTAACTGTTACTATTTCATTAAATGTTGGTACACTTGAATCATTAACAGCTACTGCAGTAGCAGTTGCTAAATAGTTAGAGAGGTTACCACCAATATCTAAACGCATAATAATAGTTTCATAACCTTCAATAGTAACATCATTTGTAAGGGTTCGTTCAAACCAACCAGCATTGTACATAATTAATACACTGCCATAATTAGTATTGCCATATACATCATTAAAGTCTGCTGCAGTAGTAGTACCTTGATTAGTCCAATATAAATACGTACCATTAGGTATATTAGTAGTCTCTATGTTCCAACGAACAGTACCACCTTCATTAACACTAGTAGCACTAGGATAAATAGTAGCAGTTGGGCTAGTGCTAGTATCAATAGCATAAACAGTTTGAGCTGTTGTTAGTAATGTTCCACTATTACTACCATAACGTATTTGCATAGTAATAGTTTCATCACCTTCTGTTGTCATATCATTTTTCAATGTTCGCTCAAACCAACCAGCATTGTACATAATTAATACACTGCCTTGATCATAAGGACTGTAAATATCATTAAAGTCTGCCGCATTAGTATTACCAATATTATTCCAATATAAATATGTACCGTTAGGAATACCTTGAGTATATATGTTCCAACGAATAGTTTGACCTTCCCCAATCAAATCAAACGGAGTATCATTATAAACAGTAGCAGTTGGAATACTAGTATCGTAAATGGTAATATTTTTACTGGCTGCTATATTACCATTACTGCTACCAGTACGTACTGAAAATGCCATTGTTTCAGTACCTTCAAAAGTATAGTCATTACGAATACCTATTTGATAACTTTTAGTTAGTGATCCATCAATTATAAAACTACCTGTTGTTGCTATGCTTATTCCTACCCAATTATAGTTTTCACCATCCCACTGTATCTCATTAATATAATTTATATCGTTAGTATCTACCCCGTCAAGACGCCAATATATTACATTACCTGAGTATCTATCAGCATTTATATCGATTTGTACATAGCCGCCTTCATTTACAGCACTAACATTATTATAAGTGCTTATTGTATATCCAACGGATCTACTGGTATCATTAATATAAATCATACCTCCTACACCATAATCCCATTGTGCTATAATTTTACTAGAATCTTGATTGTCTGGTGTACTCCATACTTTTAAGTTTATAGACTCTGTGCCTTCAGTTAATTGATCTTCTTTTATTTTGAAACTAAATGTTGCTAAGTTATTTTGCATAACAACACCTTTCAAACCTTCGGAAGGTGTATACCAACTAGCAACACTGTCTAAATCAATATCATCTACACTTACTGTGCCAAATAGTGGCGAATACCCAGGGTATACTCTAGTACCGTTAGGCACATTTTGGCCTACAATAGTAAAAGTTAAAGTATCTCCTTCATTTGCAAATATACTACCAGTAGTTTGAGTACCATATCTTAAACTATAACTAACAGGTGCTGAAGTATCATTAACACTAGCTGCTAAATATGCTATTTGTTGACTAATGCCGGTTAGTGTTATAACAAACTTTTCAAGACCTTCTGTTGTTATATCATTCCGTAAAGTAAAACTACCTATTGCAGTTATAACACTGCCTGTTTGCGTAAGATTTGACCAGCCGCCTGTTAGTGAATAGCTAGTTACATCATTAGCATTAAAGTCAGTATTTTGATTAGCTATTAGTGCCCATTGTGGAAACTCACTGCTAGTTACATTTTTAGTAGTTAGTCTAAATTGAACAGTGTCGCCTTCGTTAAAAGCATTACTTGAATCTGGTTGAGTTATCCATTCTAGTACATAGTTTTTACGTTCTTTGATTTGTACACTTATACTACCTTTACCATTATTTAATGATAAAGTCATAGTTTCAGTACCTTCTATAATAGCGTCATCATTAAAAACAAAATCTAGTACACCTTTATTTGAATTTATTGTAAAATAACCGTTTATTGGATCCGATATTGTTTGACCAGGCCTATACAGATCATAAGCATACTTAAAATCACTAGCAGTTATACCACTACCTGTAATAGTATAAGGAACTTGAGTACCGTTAGAAAGTGTTGTAGTTGTAAGTACAATTTCAGTAAAAAATTTATCTCGTAAATCTTGATATTCAACGTCATCACCAGCATCCAAATTTTTGCTTAATGAATATCCAGCTGGAAATTCTGTAGCTGTGTATGGTGCATCAAATCCTGCAATATCTAAAATTAATGCACGTTGGTATAATGTAGTATATTGCCACTGACTACCATCTGAGTAATTGTAAAAGTTTTGTAAAGTTTCTGTATTTATATTATACCTAGAGCCAGATACTAGATTACTGTAACCATAACTAAGGGGGCTGACTGTATATGAATTAGCGTCTTGATTTAGATTATATAAAGTATTGCCACTTTTTTGATACCAAATTCTACTTTGGTACATTATACCACTACTACTAAATCTATCGGTTTTTCCTTCTGGTAATATAAATGCTAAGTTACTACCAGTGCTGCCTGATATATTGTATGCAAGTTTACTCATAGTACCAGGAAATACTGGGCCTACAAAATCTGCAAAATTATTTACCTGCATATAAGCAAAAGAGTAGTCATTTAGTTTAATATGTTTTTTATTACTATCAAACATACATTGACTATTTTCTTTGAACACTTGTACACCATATCCAGTACCTGGATTAAATACAGCATCAGTAGCAAAAAAATAAGGTGTTGGTAATAATCCTAATATTTGTTCTTGAGTAATACTTAGTAGTGTACCTTGAGAAATCATTACAAAAATAGAAGTAGTTGGATAATAACTACCTGCTTGAGGTATATAAGTTTGAATACTACTTGTAGTTATGTAGGGTCCGCCTACTCCAGGAGAATACCATACATCTAGGGAGGCAGTATCTGGTAGTTTAAAGGCTACGAAACTATTAACACCACTTGGAGCAACATATTTAACTTCATATACATTCCATTGAGTATCTGTTCTATCACTATAACTATGAAAAAATGGTCGATCAGTTATTTGATTAAAGTCAGTAGTATTTTGAGTAGTTTCGTAATTTAAACCAATATAAGAACCTGTATAAAGCCAAGGCTTTACATTACTATCATCAATAATCAACTCTGGAGTAGACTTATCATTTTTAAATTTAAAACCGTAACTCATCTTGCAAATACCATTAAAGTTGTTGAACGTAAATAATAATAACCATAAGTACCCAAAGTACTACTTTGTTGATATTGTATAACAGGGTATCCTAAAGGCGCTACAAATCCTGGTACTGTATCCAGTGGGCCATATAATTTATACTGATGGTCACCTGCTTTAAGTGGTATAACATATAAATTACAGCCAGTTAATTGTGTATACTGTATATTTTGAGCAGTATTATAATCTAGGAAAGGAAGCGTTGCAAATTCTACAAACACCCCTCCCTGGCTACTAGTATCATACGTTACAGCACCCATTGAATCAAACAATTTCATTCCGTATGCCATAGTTTTCCTTATGCAGCTAAATTACCTATAATAACTCGTACTCTATCAGCATTACCACCACCAACAGCTGAAAATACTTTAATAGTACTATTAGTAATTTCGAGTCTGTCTCCAGTTCTATCAAGTTTTCCAATATATAATGCATTTGCATCAATTGTACCTGCTTCAATAGCTCCGCCTAAAACTTTTGTAGTATTTCTATAATTATTAATATCAGTAGCTGCTCCACCAACACTAACTTTATTATTTAAATCGCTAGTATTTGCTTTACCATTCAGATTAGTAAATGTTACTAATCCATCAAATGTAATTGATGTTGTGACTGTACCTAAACTTACAGCTACTGGAGTTACTCCAAAAGCGGATTCACTAACATAATAGCTAATTGCATAAGCTTTTTCACCAGCATTTGGAGTAAAAGGAGTCGTATTCCAACTACTTGGGTATGTTCCAAAAGTACCTGTAGTCCAGTTCCAAGATGCTTTAATTGCATCAGTAATAGTAGGAGCTCCTGGTGGGCTAGTACCACTAACTTGATAGTATAAAAACCCACTAGCATTTCTTGGCCCTTTAGGGCCTTCTTCTCCTTTTATACGAACCCAAGTATATAAATCTTTATTATTACTGTCACTAGGATTTTCATCGGTATAAGTACCCATGAAATCACCAGGCGTTTCACCATTTGAGCTTGTAAAACTGTTGGCTGTATAAGTAGTAACTCCACCTACAGTTGTAGCAGTTACATCATTACTGTACTTAATGTGTAAGTATGAACTTTTGCCGTCAAAATACTCTATACCTTTTTCAGGTATATATTTTTGTGCAGGGCTCCAATCTATAGAACCATTAGGATACTTAGATCCAATTCTAATAAATACGTCGCCTTGAATATAGTTATCGTGCCATTGTGATGCATTTAAGCTATATTGTACAACAACGCTTGTACCGTCATTATAGTCTGTACCTTTTATTGGTGTTTTTCCATCTTTAGTTTTATTAAGAAATAGTGATTTAGTTACTGTAAATCCACTTGCTGTTGCTTTAAATACTGCTTCTGAACTAGTAATACTACTGCTATTAATAGTAATTACGCCAGATGTTCTGTTAATGTCATAAGAAGCATCATTGCCACCATTATAACTAATTTTTTCAAAAATAACACCAGTAGCTGGTACAGCTCCTTTATATACAAAAAATGTTGCAGTAATTGGAAATTGTCCTTGTTCAGGAGCACCTGTACTATCACATACAATATTTCTATTTTGATTACCAATTAGTGCGCTATAACCATCACTGCCTACTAATATACTAACAACACTTTGATCATCAAAACTAGTAACTGCGTTTTCACTAACTGTTACTTTTACCAGCCTAGCTTCACCTACTGGGAAAGGTTTAAGTTTAAATACATTTCCTTCAGTAATACCGACACTAGTAGTAGGTGCTATGCCGTCTACTAACCAAGTATATGTTGCTCCTCCAGTATAATTACTGGCTGTAGCTGTAAAGGTAATAAAGTTTGAAGGAGTAATAGTTGGTGGATTAGTAGAATTATCAGTTAAAAATCCTAGTTTATCATAAGTTAAATTAACTGCTTTTGCAGTATTACCGCGCACACCTTGTTTTGATTTTGAAAAACTTTGACGCTGAACAAAATCTTGATGTGTTGAGTCAGTTATTTGAACACGTACAGTATAATCAATATAAGCAACATCTGCCGTCATAGCAGAAGCATTACCATATTCTATAAATGTAGACCCTATATTTGTTGTTCCTCGAGTAATTCCATGAGTATCATCAATATTAATAATTCGCCAAGTATCTGCTGAAAATCCATCTGTACCAGTATTATCTACTGCTAATGTTTGCGCACCTTTTTTAACTGTAAAAGTTGTTCCGCTACCAACATAGTTTAGGGAATCTGTTCCGCCGTTTTCGTCTGCAGTAATTTGGTGAGCTTGATTACTTTGTTCAACTTGAATTTGTGTAGAGCCGTCACAAATTCTATAAATAGACAGTTCATCAAAAGCTACTTCGCCAATTCTTGCTTTAACTACTACATAACCTAAGTCAACATTATTGTCCAGTGGATTACTAAACTGATCATTAGTAATGGTAATACTTAAACCATTTGTGGATGTTGTATACGCAATTTGTTGGTCACCAAACTGTGCTCCCAGTTCTACACCTTCACGGCTAAACGCTCTAGTACTCCAAGTTGGCGTACCTGTTAAATTTTTAAGTGTAGCTGTAATTGTAGTACTTGCTGTAGTGCTACGCTTTTGATTAACATCTTTATATATAAACTCTTTAATTGGAGTAGTTAGTTGAATAGTTGGAGCTGTTTGGCCTGCTGGGCCTTTATAAACATTCCATACTTTTTCAACCGTCATATTTTTATAGACAGCCCTATAGACTACACTACCACTATTACCAGTCATGGCACTAGCACTATACACGCCCGTATGTGAGTCAATAGTAGCTACTAATCCACCTATTGTAGAATTTGGTTTAATGCTATAGAAAGGACCATTAGTAAAATCATTTTTACCAGTAACGTCTTCACTATAACTAAATAGTTTAAATGTACCTTGAGTTACGGCCCAGTTACCTCCACTACCATCACTAGCAGTGGAGAGTCCTGTTGGGTCATTAGTTAAATATCCATATAAACTAGTATTTTCATCATAAGTCATTGCACTATATTCTTTAGATATAGTATAATGTGTTGGATCAATATCACTAATTAATGCATATTTTACATAATATATTTTATTAGTTTCTAGCCCAGTAATAGTCACAGACAAACTATTAGTTTCAGAGAATAGTGTGCCTTGACCTAATCTAGGGTTAAAACCACTAGTAGTACTATACCAAACTTTAACAGCAATTAAATCATCGCGTACGTCTGTAGTTCTGCTTAAATCATACGGAGTTGGTATAACTAAATGTAATGCTCGTATACCTGAATTTAGTTGTGCTGACATTTTTATCCTTTACTCAGCAGTTTGAATAGTCTTTAACTGCACTGATCCTAATAAACTTGTAGAGCTATATTGACCATTAATATCTAATGTTCTACATGCGACTCTATAAGTAACTCCTGCTTCTGATAGTCTTGGTTTAATATCCGAAGTACTGAATTCTGTTAAATCTAGTTGTCCAGTACCTGTTGCTTTTACTACTTTAATTTCATTGTTACTATCTGGAACTATTTCCCAGAAATCTGCAGACCCACTATTTCTGTAAATTCTGTATTCGTATGATTTAAACATGCTAGGATTTACAGCTGCAGTTGGTTTCATTACTAAATACTTGCCATTTACATCTAAGTCTAACTGACTAACAGTTCCATAATTTTTAATACTGCCAACAATATGTGTACTTACTGCTGACCATGCACCTACTCTATTATCAGTAGTAACATATCTTAATTTTATTTTATATGTTTCGCCAGTACTGACACCAGTAATATGAATAGCTCCAGCATTATAATCAGTAGTAATTAGAGTTTCATTAATAACATTATTTGTAGATAAATAGTAACTACATTGTACTTTTTCTACCCCTTTAGGTAACTCTTGCGGATTAATATAGCTAACGCTTATTCTATGTTCTAAAGTACTAGGGTTAACTAGTCGAGCACTAGAATCATCACTAACTATTTCGGTAATAGTTGGTACATCAGTATCTTTAAATCCATCTCTTAAATACATTGAAGGTAATGTCATATTTGATGAAAATACTGTACTTTCGGTTAGTGTTAAATAGTCTGTAAATAAATTATAACTATCCGTTACTCCATAATCTAC